TCCATTCCGATGTCAAAAAAAGAATTAAATAGACTCATTGAGTAGTTGGTTATTGCTTGCATTTTTTGGTTTCCCCTTTAGATTATTAATTGTTATCTTTCGGGGACGCATGTCTTCTGGTACGACTTTCTCCAAATTAATTGTAAGTAAGCCAGCATCTAAACTTGCTCCTGTAACCTCTACAAATTCTGAAAGCCTAAAAGACCTTTCGAATTTACGACCGCTAATACCTTTATGTACATAAAGTTCTTGACTTCTTCGATGTTCTCTATTGCCCTTAATGGTCAATATCCCATCATGTACTGTAAGATCCATGTCATCTTCCTTAAAACCCACAACTGCGAGTTCAATGATGTATTCATCTTCGTTTACTTTTACTACATTGTGAGGTGGATAATGGTCTTTTTGTAAAGCGATTTTTTCCAAGTCATTAAAAATGTGGTCAAAGCCAACGAAGGCACCACGAGGAATGCTAAATGTGTTTGTGCTTGTCATTTGTTAATCTCCTTTTACTGATAAGCAAGATTGTAAAGTAGGACCCGATTACTCGGTATCCGTTTTTATTTATACTTTTTATTATATACCTTTTAATTAAAAAAGTAAATAGTTTTTATAAAATTATATCATTAATGGAAGAATGCCCTGCGATAGTTATTCTTTTGCTAGTTGGTTGTACACTATGTTCAGCACTACCATTTTGACATATTAAATCTCCTGGAGTTAAAGAGATGGGGTCATAATCTTTAAATTTCCAATCGGTCGACCCAATTAGGTTTATACAAATTAAATAGCTTGGAATTGAAGAACCTATTTCTAAGTCTTTGTGCCAATCAGTACCTAAATCAGCATCACTTAAACTAATCCAACAAGTAACTTTATGTTGTTTAAATATTTTACTGAATAGATGTTCAGAGAAATACTCCACTATACTTATTTCTTTATTGCCTGATTTATATGCGCCATGTTTTTTAATGGGGAATTTAGTATAACCTATGTTATTATAGAAAATATCTTTTTTTCTTACATGGGCATATTCATTAAACTCTTCCCACCAAACATCTTCGTAATCTTTAAAGTTTGGGTATGACTTTAATTTTATAGGATCTTTATTTTTATATGCTTCTGTTATTATTTTTATATTATCATTGCATATATCAATCAAGTTAATTTATTTCCTATATTATATTTTGGACACAATTCCCAATTGGCTTTTTCTTTAAATGATATTATTTTTATTTGTCTTAGAGGTGCTAATAAAATTAGTTTCTCTTTATTATCAATAGTAACTAAACCCCAATCACTCATAAGTTGTGCAATAGTGTTACGTCTAGCAATGTCTGATTCTTCTAGATCTGACTTTTTTCCATCAAGTAAAAATAGTTCTTTGAAATGTACTATGAAATATCTACCTTGTTTATGTAGTATATGGCATGATTGATAAAGCTTCTGGTCTTTCCTAGATGCTATTCCAATCCGTGTTAGTGTTTCTCGGACTTTTAAAAAATCATCGGGTTCGTTGAGAGTTATCTCAAGCATTGAATTAGGTGTCCACTCTACTAAATTATTTTCTTCCACCTTTATAAACCTTTTCGTTTAATTCTTTTATTTGTTGTTTGGAAAGTAGTTTAAGAACCTGAATGGCTTTTTCTTTGCTATATCCATAATACTCTTTAACTACATTCACATCATCTTCAGTCTCGGGTTTAAACCATTTACTGAATCTTTTTCTTTTTCTAATTATATTTATATAAAACTTGAATTGTAACTTTTTATCTAGGTGGTGGTTGATATTCATTTCATTTGCCATTAAGATAGTATCATTAAAATAAGATAACCCACGATTTACCATAAAAGGATTATACCCTTTCTCTGATAAGTCATCAACCATTATATCTTCTTTAGTATCATTTATTGCTTTTAAATATTCAAATGGATTCATTAGAACCAACCTAACTTAGTACCATTATGTGCTATGATAAAGAAACAAGCAAGCATATGTGTTAATACCCATACGGTCCTAATTATAGCGGCAATATCACTTTCGATATTATCATCAGATATCTTAGAACCTATTGTCTTTGCCCATATTCTCCAAAACTTCATGACTTTACTTTCACTCTTTCTCTTAATTCTGAACTACTGAATGAATGTTTCCTAGTATTATAATGTACTTCCATTTTAGCACCATCATTCCATAGTAACTTACAAAGAGATTTTCCTGTATAATCAAGTTCTTTATATTCTTCACCTATAAATCTAACATCTATTATATCTTCATGTGTTAATAGGAAATCTAATAAATCTTTTTCAGTAGTATATGGAACAATCTCATCTACATACTTACATGCGGACAGTTGTATATATCTTTCTACTATACTTTGTACAGGTTTATTTTTCTTTGGTCTATCAATCGTAGGGTCTGTCTGTAAACCAACCATTAGATGGTCACAGTAATTTTTAGCTTCTTTTAACATTGATACATGCCCAGCATGAAACAAATCAAATGTAGAACATGTAAATCCTATTTTGTTATTTGAACTTGACATTTGCCATAACCTCTGTTAAACACGCAACAGCATTAAGTTCGTGGTCTGCTACAAAAGAATTCTTATATTGATAATCAGCAAGAATAAGAACAAGTTGTGGTATAGAAGAACCATCAACAACAGTTTCCATTTTATCATATATATTTCTTATAATAACAGAGAAATCTGTATCGATATTATTTGCTACCCATTGACGCATTTTCTTAAAGTCTTTTTCTTTAAGAGTAATGAATAGATTATTAAAATTAGCATCCGAAACGTTATTTAATATATCCGAGTCGATATTACCACTAATAGAATATCTTTGTAATTCATTAAGAACTCTTCTCCAATCAGGGCAATACTTCATAATCAATTCGGCGATTACTTTAGTATCATACGTGACACCTTCAGTTTCCAGAATGGTTTGAACTCTTTTCATAAACTGTCCAGCAAGATCTACCATTTGCTTTTTAGTTGCATTAAATTCATACACACCACATCGTGAGTGTAGGGGTTCAATTATTCTATTCTTAAAGTTACATGTTAGAATAAATCTACAGTTATTAGAAAATTCTTCTATGAATGCTCTTAGAGCAGGTTGAGTTGATTGAGCATTAAGGTAATCAGCTTCATCAAGAATAACAACTTTATATCCACCTTGTAAAGAAACAGTAGACGCAAATTGTTTTATTTTAGTTCTTAATGTATCAATGTTACCTTCTTCAGAACCATTAACAATAAGATAATCTAATTCTAACTCATTACATAAAGCTTTGGCGACAGTTGTTTTACCAAGACCAGCACTTCCTGTAAAAAGCATATTAGGTATTTCTTTACCCTCAACAATTTTAATAAAAGTATTTTTAAGGGTATCTGGTAAAATAACATCAGATATCCTTTTGGGCCGATATTTCTCGACCCATAGAAATTCACTAGACATAATATATCTCTCATCATAATAAAGTTAATAAAGATTAATCATCAACACTCATAGCTTGTTCCTGTTCCATCGACTCGATGATTTGTATCATTTGAACACATTGGTCACGTAAAGCTCCGATTGTTGAGAATTCTTCTCCTTTAAAACCACCTCTTTGTGCCACCGCATCTACGACTGCAACTGAACTTCTGGCGACTCTATTTGCTAGATCCCTTAGTTGTGCCACCGCAGTATCAGCTACTGGTTTTGGATCTGGTGTTGCCAAGTTTATTTCTGTTTCTGTTTTTGCCATCATTAGCCTCCATAAGTTGATGTTTTTTCAAGAGCAATCCAATATTGGATATTACTTGCTTTGTTAGTAAAGTTTGATATAAATTTCGAAGAGATGTTCACATCATAATCACCTTGTACAATCTTTAGATTTTCTATATTTAGAATAAATTTAAAATCTTCTGATTGAGAAGAACCCGGTACATCAATGTTAAAACTATTTGCTGTTGAGTTTTCATTTTCTGTTATAGAAAGGTTAATAAGGTTATTACTTCCTGTAATAATTAAATCTTTATATCCTAGTGCAGATGATGCGCTTCTCAATTTAGCAATAGTTTTTTCATCCAGAATAAATTGGACTTCAGCTTCAGGCATAGCTATGTCTTTTTCTGAGGTTGTTATTGTATCTGGTGATGCGAAAAAGTATTTGATAGCTGAAAGGCCACTTGAGTCTTTTATACTCACAGACTTTTCTTCAAATTCTAAATTGGGTTTATCTACAAGAGATAACACACTTATAAATTGTCCTAGGTCATAAACTGCAAAATCACGTGGAAAGTCCACGTCAACTGTAGCTTTAGCCAAAACATTTCTTGCTTCAGATATTGTTCTAATTTCATTACCTTGTTTAATCAATATGTTTTGATTAATGGTAGCAAAGTTTCTTAATACCTGAAGGACGTTTTCATTTAACTCCATAATATACTCCTTTGGTTGTTTCGTCTTATTATTATACTATAATTCTTATTGAAAGTAAATATGTTTTTTAAAATACCATATCATTATTATTCTTTCTTAATTCATCCTTTAAAAAAAGTTTGGTCATTTCTATATTTTGTGTTAACTTTGATTCGTAGTTGTGTACATGTCGTTTTGATTTAATATCATATTGAGGACTTCCTATATGCTTTAATATAGTTTTTGTACTAATATCTTTTATATCAAATAAAG